TGAGAGGATAGCCTAGGCCTCCTCCAGTGGACACAAATGGTCCACAACCACAGGTAAAACCTGTGGTTCCCACTTCACCCCTCTAATGATTCAGAAAGGAGAAGCCCACCGTATTTTGATGCTGACGTCGATGGGGCGTCCAGAAAACTTAAGATGGTCTTTATCGAAGAAAGGCTGTTCGCCTTCCTTCAAAAACCACTTAAGTAGGGCCCAAATATCATCCGTCTCACGACGGATCTTTTTGGAAGATACTACAGCACCCCTAACTAAGGGGCTATGTAGGTCTCCGTGTAGTCTATCGACTTGATAAGAGTCGGTAAAACTCCACTTGCCCAAAACAGGAGAAGATTCTAGAACGACTGGGAAGGGTATCAAACCTTCTATAACGTCGCCTAGCCACTTAGCAGTATTCCACAAACCAGTTTGATGAAACTGGTTACTAGTGGATACAGTGGAAATTATCTCACTGAATTCTGTTCGTTGTGAGGGAATATAACTTCGGACTTTGACTAAACTTACGTCATAGCCGTTGTAATATTCCTTACCACAAGACTCTCTGAACTTCCCAGTCCAGAAAGACTTGTCCATATTCACTCGAAGGTTAAAGCTTTCAAGCGAGCTGACAACGAAAGGCACATATTTTACGGGAATGATAATATCATCTCCATAAACGCGTACAGACCCGACAAGTGACTTAAGGTCACGACGAGTCAACGGACGCTTGAGCGCATCTTCAATCCCAATGCATATGAGAGCCAAAAAGTACATGGCCTCAATGGGAAAAGTAAGCGCTGAACCCATAGACGCGAACTTGGTAAGGTTTATAACCTCGCCACGAACGTCTGCCTTTGTAGAGCGACAATCCTGAACGGCATCTCGAAAGAGACCGGCAGAAGTCATCATCTCTATTACATGGCGGTTCACAACACGATCGGAAGCTTCGCTCAAATCGAGCGTTGCGAGGAGTCCCGTAAGGGATCCCTCTCGAGCCATTTCCTGATTAGGGATTTGGTCATCGAATCCGATAAGCTCTCCAAGGATATCATCCCTTTGGAGCTTATCCACGAGTAACATAGATAGAGCCTGCTGTGTATATTGCATACACGTAGGTTCCATCGCAATCAACCGTGGTGTTTTGTGCGTCTTTAGAACGTCAATAACCCTAACAGGTCGTTCACGTTCAGGTTCGAGGAAATCGATATGGTCAAGGTATTCATTTATACCTCCAACTCGGCAACAGGTATTCCCCAGCGGGGAATGACCGGTCGAGCCGGACTGGCCACTCGGTCTGATGGAACTTCTCGTTACCGAGGAGTTTATCAGCCGTTGAACCAGGACCATGTTTCGGTATGGGGTGACCCTCAAGGAGGGCCGTGCACATTTGCATGTACACATCTCCATACAGAAGACGTCCTATGCGAGCGATCCTTCCGGATCGACTTTCACCCAACTTATAGAAGGGTGAATCAAGGCAATCATCAAGGGATCTCTCCCAATCGATGGTTCCTTGCTCATAGGACTCGAGTTCCTTCTCACACGTGAGAAATGCTTCGTAAGCTGAGTCAATGCGCTCTTCTGAGCACTCTAACTCAATCTTACTGAACAGTCTGGTAACCTGACGGATACCAGCAATAGCGTTTATCGTAACTTCCTCACATTCATCCTTATAGAGGTCAGCATAATCCTGACGGATCATGTCGAGCTCATCGGATGAAATTGGGAAGTCAAGAGACGCTATGAAACTGTTCATAAACGCATCTTCACGCAAGCGACCCGATTCGCGGTCGAACACATGGTCAAGGAGCCCACCCAGAAAAACTGGGAGGTTCCCACGAGTGGTCCAACCGGTCCACTCGTCAAAGGACGTCTGACGATTGCTAAGTGCTTTTTCAAACACCGAACAAAAGTCAGGCAGGCTAGTCGTCAAAAACGACAAACCCTCGTGTTCAACACGTTTCTCGATTTGTTTAAAATCGAGATCGGTACTGGTGCCGCATCTAGTTCCGCATTCCTGCAGAACCTGCCGCATTAGCAACATAAGGCTTTTCATTTCTCGCTCCTAAATAGAGTTGAGTAAATCCATAGTCTTGACAAATGTTGCACTGATCCTAGAAGGGGCGGGCGGGAAAACTCCCGCCCCTCCGGGCTATCCGTAGTTTATTAGGCTACAACAAGGCGGGGAAGCACCTCGTCTAAAGGATAGACAATTACGGCCACATAAAGTGGTCGGACCGTCGGTTAACTCTCGCCACCCAAAAGTTGGGTGACACGAGCACCGGATGACGCAGTCAGATAGGCAACAAGCCCATCTGCGATCACCTTCGCCTCAGCAACGGTATAACCGAAGCTGGGGAGGTCCACGGTGAGAGCCACACTCATAGAGTATGGCTTATTCACAGTAGGATTAAGGGGATCGGCTGCGTTCTTCGTGTCAGTAAACTTAATGACACGTCGAGTACGCCTACCATACTGGTGGGCGATGTCGAGCTTCCGAGTTCCGTCATCCTTGGTAAAGGAGCCGGACTCGGTGCCAGAACCCGTTCTCGGAAGAGATTGGGTCAACACGGTCTGTGGATCAGTAAATGCCATGACATTACCTTGCGGTGTATAGGCCTTTCGGCCAATGGATTTGACCTGGAAAGAGTTACTTTCCCAGATCCGGACGTCGAGAGATACCCAACGCCGCAATGATGGCAAGTTGACGCGGTGACAAATCCGTAATCAACTTACCAAAACCAAAGGGTGATGCCTTGATTCTCACCTTACGCGTTTGCGTAAAGGTTTGTTTCAACGGCGGAATATCCGTTCCACCTGGATAACCAGGTATTGCGGAGGATTCGTAAACGTCTACGATGGTGGTAGTTTCCATCACGTAAGCACGTTTCATCACAAGGCCATCGGTTAGGAATGCACTAACATTATGGAAAACATCACCATAATTGGCAAACCAATCGGCGGCCCAACTCCAGGGCGCAAGGTTCCAAATGAGTTCAGGATCAGGCTTAATGCCGAAAAGCAAATCTGCTTTATCGACCCAAAGTCTGAGTTTCTCCATATTGCTATCACCCAAGTCAAGGTAATAGCAGAACTCACCCGTGAACCAACGATTGACGGTTTGAACCGTCGTTCGTTTTAGCGTCCCGCCAGAAGGACTATATTTCGAAGCGATACCTGATGGTCTCCAATTTGTGGAGACCACTTCTTCGTTCCTTATAATAGTAACTTCTGTTGGGTAACTGTATTTACGTTTAATGCTCTTACCGGAGTCTTTTACATACTGCTTTAGGACCTTGTCATGGGTCTTAACGGCTGTAGCAAAAGACTTCAGATCATTAATCGTAGGTTTGATAGCGAATTGAATGTTGAGATATTCCGACCCCGAAGAACGGAGCCGGTCAACACTCTTACGCATTTCATCCCCAGGAACGGACGGTAAACCGTCACGTTTTAACTCACCAAGAAAATTGGCGAGTCCTGATACAGGGTTAGTCGGAATACACCTCGCGATTGCAGTCGTACCATACGCTAGTAATCTCTGAGTTTCAGAGGTTGTCAGGTAAGGTAAGGCTTTAAAACTACTAGGAGTATTGTAAGAATACGTATAAACGTCTCCTTCAAACGTACTAGTAGTATACGCGTTGTGTCGGCGAAAGAGGTAAACTCCTGTCGGAGGACCGCAATAAGCGGTACTCGTAAAGAAGTTACCACCGGCGTCGACGTTTCTAAATGTCAAACCCGTCCCTTTATAGAGACGCTTGGCCTTGACTAAATACGGCCAAATGGTTGATGTAGAAACGGTCTTCTGACCACCGACAATCGAATTACCACCTTTCGTTATGACCGGAATACCGGTCCCGAAAGGCGGTATAGTGGTCGTTGAATCCTGCCAAAAGGCAGGAAAAAACAACGGCCTTTCTTTCGTTGTCGTACCCAGTTCCATGGAGTTTAATCCCTTGGAGGTAGGCAGTTCACGTAGCCTAGGCGGTTACGTAATCCTGCAGAGGAACACCATAAAGATGCCCGGCACCATAG